GAAGGTGGCTTGTTATCTATCCAAGACAACGCTTTGGTCGATATTTGTGTGGTCACGTCAATTGATGATGTGTATGAAATATTTAACCACCTCAAAGGCGAACACCCATACCAATGGATTTGCCTAGATTCGATCAGCGAAATTGCAGAAGTCGTGCTAAACGCTGAAAAAGCAAAAACCAAAGACCCACGCCAGGCGTATGGTGCCCTAATCGACCAAATGACGGCGCTGATTCGCTCCTTTCGTGATCTGCCCACCAATGTCGTTATGACGGCCAAAATGGACCGGGTAAACGACGACCACGCCAATACCCTGCTATTTATGCCCTCGATGCCTGGCGCACGCCTGGCGCAATCTTTGGCCTATTTTTTCGACGAAGTTTTTTGTCTCCGCTTAACGAAAAACGCCGATGGTGTTATTGAGCGGTCCCTGCAAACTTCACGCGACATTCAGTATGAGGCCAAAGACCGCTCCGGCAAATTGGACCCCTACGAATACCCCACCCTGGCGAATATCGCCAATAAAATCCGTAACTAAAAAAGGTACAAAAAATGCAATTTTCTTTTGATGCAACAGGAATCGACACGTCTGACGATCGCGGCGGCTTTGAGCCATTACCCCAGGGCAAATATAACGCCATGGTGATTGAATCGGCCGTAAAAGATACCAAAGCGGGCACCGGCCAATATTTGGAATTAGTTTGCCAAGTATTAGACGGCGCGCACGTTAATCGCAAAATCTGGCACCGCCTTAATATCGTCAACCCCAACCCGGTCGCTGAAAACATTGGCCGCAAAGATTTGGCGGTATTGATGAACAATCTAGGTTTACCACCGCAAATGGGCGACACCCAGGAATTGCACGGCAAACCGTTTGTCATGGGTTTAAAGATTAGCCAGCGCGACGGATATGAACCATCAAATGATGTGTCATTTACTGCCCCTGCCGCTAACCAGCCCACGGCTGCACCAATGGTTGGCCGACCCACTCCACCACCAACAGCGGCCGTAGCTGCTCCACCTTGGGGATAATCTAATGGCTGCCATACCACCACCTTATAACAGCACCATCGAAGCGATTTACCGCAAGTTTGAAACAAATCATGTTGAATCAAGCCGCGCCCATTTAGGCGCAAGTATGATAGGCCGCGAGTGCAAGCGGGCGCTGTGGTATGGCTTCCGATGGGCCACCGTGCCCAACTTCCCTGGGCGCGTGCTGCGCCTATTCAAACGCGGCCACGACGAGGAAGATTATTTTATTCGTGATCTTATGTCGATTGATGTAGAGGTCTGGGCTGTTGATAAAAACCAAAAACAATTTGGCTGCACGTTTCACGGCGGCCACTTTGCCGGCTCTTGTGACGGGGTGGCCAAAGGGCTGCCAGAATCCCCTAACAAAGCCCATTTACTGGAATTTAAAACCCACAATCATAAATCGTTTGCGCTGCTAAAAAAGAACGGCGTGCGCGAATCTAAACCCGAACATTATGCCCAAATGCAGGTTTATATGCACGGCCTGGGGCTTGAGCGCGCAATGTATATGGCAGTCAGCAAAGACACTGACGAATTGTACACCGAGCGTTTTAAATATAACAAGGAGGATGCTTTGGCCCTAGTCGAAAAGGCCAGGACCATTATAGCAACCGATATTCCCCCGCCTGGCATAAGTACTAGGGCCGACTTTTTTAAGTGCAAATTCTGCGACCACCAAGACGTTTGCCACCGGGACGAATTGCCCCAGGTGAATTGCAGAACTTGCATCCATGCCCATGTTGATATGGACCAGGGCGGCTGGCGCTGCCTTTTCCATGACAAAACAATAACAACCGATGAACAACGCCTGGGGTGCGAAAAGCATTTATACAACCATCACCTGGTCCCGCATCAAATGGTGGATATGGATGCACCGGGTAACAGCGTTAAATATAGAAAAGTCGATGGGGTTGAGTTTTACAACGGCCAGAAAACCGCTCCTGGTTATTACACCAGCGCCGAAATTAAAGCCGCTCCTGCATTATTGGGCGACCCTGGCGCTGATAGCTTACGTGCTGCTTTTGGTGGCGTCTTTGTGGATGGCAACGAATGATGGCTGTGAAACGATGGACCGATAAAGAAGATCAATTTTTGCGATTTAACTATGTCCGCTATACCAACGAAATATTGGCCAATCAAATGGAACGATCTTCTGGCGCAATAAAAGACCGGGCGGCCAGGTTAGGTATTCAAAAAAGCGGGTCCAGGAAAAGGTGGACCAAAACCGAACATAACTACCTGGCTAAAAATCGGGACATTTTACCACCGTCTGTAATTGCCAAAAAACTGGGTCGCTCCAGGGCGGCTGTTGTTAATCGCTGCACGTTGTTTTTTAAAAACGCGCCAGAGTTTGATCTCGATTTTGATGATTTAAACAAGGCGCATTACAACCCATTTTTGACGGGAAAAATAGGACCAAAAATAAATGTTAAACAATAAAATAAAAAATGTTCCACGGCTTCCCTGGAGTGAAAAAGACGAACAATTTCTTTTAAATAATTACCATTTAAAAACGGTTAAAGACATTGGTTTAATAATTAACAAACCTTCACAAGCCGTCGTATTTAAAGCCAGGCGCTTGGGTATTACCAACGTCCCGATGCAACGAGCATTGCGCGAAGGAAAATACGAACTGGCTTTGGAAATCTACAAAAAAACCGGCTTCTTTTGTCATTTTTTAACCACACGATTTGGCCACGAAAAGCCTGGTTATCAATCAATTTATAATCAAAGGTAAAGCATGAAATATTCAATTTTTTATATATTAACCGTCGTTTTTATTAACCTGGCATTTACTTACATTCCACCGATTGTTTTATTAAATGGCGCTATTTTTATTACGACTGGCTCAATTATTGCCGGCCTGGTGTTTGTGGCGCGCGATTACGCACAACGCGAAGTCGGGCATAAAGCCGTTTTAGCATTAATGCTGGTAGCTGGCGTACTTAGCTACCTACTTGCTGACCCATTTGTGGCGATTGCCAGTATCACTGCTTTTGCAATATCCGAAATTTCTGATTACATCGTTTACTCAAAGTATAAAGGCGAATTTAACAAGCGTGTTGTTGTGTCTAGTTTAGTTTCTGTCCCAATAGATACGGCTGTATTTCTTGCAATCATAAGCCATTTAAGCGCGTTAAGTTTTATTGTGATGTGCATCAGCAAATTACTCGTCGTAGCCTACTACGTGAGATTTAAAAAATGAAGATCATGCTTGATTGTTCCCCTAAAAAAATCCATGAATATCGAGAACGGTATGGCGTTGACCTGTGGCAGCTTAGGACGCCACTAACTCAATACTCACGGGCTGGAGTGCCTTATGGCCTCGATAATGGCTGCTTTAAACGCTTTAAAGAAAAGACTTGGCTAAAAATGCTCGATGAAGCACGGGAGCATAAGCCTAAATTTGTTTGTATGCCAGACATCGTTTGTGATGCCGTTAGAACCTTTGATCTTTTTGATGCATTTGAGCAACAAACAGAAGGATTGCCCAGGGCGTTAGTGTTACAAGATGGCATTGGCGACCACCGTATTGATTGGAACAAATTAGATGCCGTTTTTGTGGGAGGCAGCGATAACTTTAAAATAAGCCAAGAAGCGTTTAATACCTGTAGAACCGCGAAAATGCTAGGCAAATGGGTTCACGTTGGGCGGGTTAATACTGCCCCCAGGGTAAAAAACTGGTTGGGCCTGGCTGACTCTATTGACGGCTCTGGCATAAGCAAGTACGACCATATGCTGGAGAATGTGCTGGAAGCAATCCATGAACAATCAATGCAAACCGAAATTGAATTGGTGAGTTAATATGCAATTACGCGATTATCAAAAGGATTCAATCGACGCCCTTTATTCTTATTTTCAAGAGAACGCGACCGGGCACCCTATCCTGGTGTTACCTACTGCGGCCGGTAAATCTGTAATCGCCGGGGAATTTATTCGCGGATTGATGCAGCAATGGCCAGGGCAACGCGTGCTTTTGTTAACCCATGTAAAAGAATTGATCGCCCAGAATTACGAAAAATTAATGACGCTTTGGCCGGATGCCCCGGCGGGCATTTATTCGGCCGGCTTAAATCGACGCGACACTGAACACGATATTATTTTTGCGGGCATTCAATCGGTCCATAAACGAGCGACCGAAATTGGCCATATTGATTTAATTATTATTGACGAATGCCACCTGGTCCCCAAATCGGGCATGGGAATGTATTTGCGCTTTTTAAAAAGCATGAATGTGATTAACTCTAAAATTAGGGTGGTGGGATTAACGGCAACACCCTACCGGCTTAACTCCGGCTCACTGATTGATGGTGACGACCGAATTTTTACTGATATAGCTTATGACGTTGATGTAATGCAATTGGTGAACGATGGGTATTTATCCCCCCTGGTGCCCAAGGCCATGGATAACGAATTCGACCTGTCAGAAATTAACACCAGGGCGGGTGATTACAAAAGCGATCAATTGCACGCGCTAACCGATAATGACGCCCTGGCTAGAATGGTGTTAGTTGAAATATTAGCCTATGGCCGCCAGCGTAAATCCTGGCTGATCTTTTGTACCGGTGTTAACCATGCCGAAAAGATGGCCGAAATTATTGCAGAGCATAACATTACCACGGCCACCATTACCGGAGCCACGCCCACCGACGAGCGCGATTATATCCTGGAGCGATTTAAGGCCGGGCACATTCAATGCTTGACCAACTGCGACGTTTTAACGACCGGGTTTGACGCGCCGGCGATTGATATGCTCGTCTTTT